GCCGTGTTCGGATCGAACGAGCCGTTCAATCAATGGCAGTTGCACAGCGGCGAACTCATCGCATTGCTGACGGCCAAGGATTTTGAATAATTCCTTTGTGATCGTCATGATGTTGAGAGGCGTGAAACGCTATCGTACCAACTGATATAAACCGTGCTAATACGCGCCACACTATGCCGGTATGACGCCGAATCGTTGGAATACTGCGGAAACGTAGACGGCAGTAAGGCTTGTATGGCGTCGTACGCGCGTGACGCTGATACGAGTTTTCCCGCCAAAAACGGCGTTTTACGCCCACTTAGAGTGTGATTTAGAGTGGACTCCCTGACACGGGAGGACAGTCATGGCGGGCAAGACGAAAAACAGAAGGACCGGGGGATCCGGAAGCGTGTTCCAGGACTCCAAAGGACGATGGCACTTCCGCAAGGACATGGGAACCGACCCGGCGACCGGACGCAGACGCCCGCCGATCGAAGCCACCGGCATGGTGAAAAGCGAGGCGCGCGCCCGTTTCCAGGCGAAGATAGCGGAATGGGAACGGGACGGAAGACTGCCCACCAAGGACGGCCCGAAAACCGCGGACTACTTCGAACGGTGGATGGAGGAGCACAGGACCGCCGTCAACCCCACCACCTGGCGCAACGAATCCAGCTGGATGCGCACCATGAACGCGATCATCGGGAACATCCGCCTCAACCGGCTCACCGCCGACGACATCAACGGCATGTGCAGGAGACTGCGCCGCACACGCAAAAGCAAGACCGTCAACACCTATCTCGCAGTCCTCGGCGCCATGCTCCGAACCGCGAAACGGGACGGACTCATCGCCGACGACCCGATGGAAAACGTCGGACGAATGCCGGAGGACCGGTACGAACGCCCCATCCTCGACGTCGCCGACCCAGCGAAGGTCATCGAGGCCGCGCTCGCCGAGCCCGATCCGGCGCTCGCCGTGTTCGACAGCCCGGACGAGCGCGAGAAGTGGGCACTCATGTTCGAACTCGCCTTCACCACGGGCATGCGGCCGGGGGAGAGGTATGGCCTGATGCCCTACCAGCTGGAACTGCATCATGGGATTCCCGTCATCAACGTGTGCCAGCAGGCCAAGCCGATACCAGCCGGCGCCACGATCCCGGATTGGATGGAAGCCGAGCATCTGAATGGGGCGATCTGGCTGACCAAACCGAAGACCGCCAAAGGCGTGCGGACGGTTCCCATTCCGCAGGGGCTTTGGGACCGTCTTTGGGCGCATATCGTCAAATGGGGCGTGCCATCGCATGGACTGGTGTTCACCAATCTTTACGGCCATCCCATCAGACGGGACAACGAGGAGAAGCGTTGGCGCCGCGCCCTGAAGATGGCGGGACTGCCGTACGTCGACATCTACAGCGCGCGGCACTGGCTCGCCACCGAACTCGCCGCCGCCGGCGCGAGCGACGAGGAGCGCACCGCCATCATGGGCCACACCGACATCCACACCACCAGCGTGTACACGCATTGGAGGGAACGGCGGCTCGCCGAAACGCTCGACGCCGCCCTGCCAGACCTCCGCGACGGCCAGTGACGGACGGCGACGGCTTTTCCGCAACACGAAAGAGTCTTGACACACCCCGCGCTCGCCGGTAGATTGAAATACGAAGCAAGGAGGTGCCGTGGACGATGAGCATGAAGACGATGATGGAATCGATGCGGCGCGGAGCGGCTGTCGGAACAAGGATAGCGGTGACGGGACGTGTGGAATACAGGTCGCCGATTCAGGTGAAATCGGCCACGGAACTCCAGATGGCGGCGTGGAACAGGGTCGGCCGGACTCTTCACGAGTCGATGGAACGGGAGAAGGCTTCCAGCAGGTAGCCCTTCAATGGCGTTCCGCCCCACTGCCGACCGTCGACGAATTCGCAGGCTACGAGCGGATCCAGCCAGGAGCCGCGAACCGGATCATCACCATGGCCGAGAAATCGCTCGACGCGGAGATCGAAGCTCAAAGAACATCGAACGAGGTCGCGGCCAAGGACCATAAAGCGCAGAACATCTGCATGATCATCGCCACTACCGCCTATTCGATCCTCCCGATCATCGGATTCGGAAGTGCGATTGTCTGCGTCGCGCTCGGACAATCGGTGGCGGCCGCCTTCGGCGCGCTCATCGGAGCCGTCACGGCCGGACCGCAAATAATCCAGGAAATCAGGAAAAAGAGATAACAGCAAGACCCTGGCGCTCGCGGTACGCGGGCGCCAGGGTCTAGATTTATTTGGGGTATGTAAAATTACTGGTTGAAGGTTGTTAAATTGCTGGTTGGAGGTCGGGAAGAGCATTGGGTATCTTCAACCTTGGATTTAACAAACAAATCTATTAGAGATTCAACCCGATATTTAACAAATATGTTCTCTATTTCGAAGCGGTCGAAAATCGGTGACGCCAATCCTATCGAACCCCTTTTTGCTCGAGTATTCTCGATTCCTCTCAGGGCATTCCTTCACGAATCTGGCGACACCTTTCGCCATCCGCGATATCAACCCTTCAAGGCTGACGACGCAGTCGTAGGAGCAATTCTCGAGCTGCTCCATCCCGTTCGCCGTATGCCCGAATTGCGCAACGAGCTTGTCTGCTCCGAACCCTGCGGACACGCCGATGACCCGATAAGGGCTGTAAGCAGAGCCTTTGCCGTCGATAGAGGAAGAACCTGCATGAACGACCGCGCAGCGAAGCTGGTAGAGATCCGAGGCCGTGAAGATGCCGTTCGATAGAATCTCGTCGAACCCGCGCTCGACATCTGCCTCAGATTTCAAATCATTCCTCTCGTCGTCCATTCTCTTGCCGTCGTTTTCCAGATGCAAGTACTCCGCCGCCCATGTCCGGTAATCCGTGCCGTCTATGCGGGAGCAGACGTCGGGAACCGTCACTACGAGCGTTAAGGCGGCAAGTACCAGCCCGTCGTCGTAAGCCATCTCGCATTCTCTCATGAGGTTCACTGGAGTTCTCGGGACGACGGTCGGCAGGCCGAAGGCGTTCTCTCGGCTTTGGAGCCCAGGAGAAGGTTTCGGGCACCAGCAGTCGATCGCATCGGCTTCCTCGTTCATTCGAGCACCTCCCCAGTGTCGGCGTCGTCCCACATGGCGGCCTTCTTCTCGGCAGCCATGGCGGACCTTTCGGTTGGTTGTCTTTCCAACCCACTTATTTTACAACTAAGCAGACCCTCACGGCCGAGAATCCAACCAATGGTTTAACAAAGCGATTGGCGAATCCTTCCAACCAGCTACTTAACAATTCCAACCACTTATTTTACATACCCTTTATTTGGCTATGTTGTGCGCGGTGTAGTATTCGAAAGCGGAGTCGAACGATTCGGTGAACATGCGTCGTAGGATTTCCATCGCGTCTACGTATGCGGTGCGTGAGGAGACGCGCGACGTGCTCCAGAATAGCGCTCGATACACGCATGCCTTCCGTTTCTCGAAGTTCTCCTTGTCCAAAGTGTATTCGTCTCCAAAATATTTAGAGAAAGCCACTTGATCGGAATCGCTGGTATTGAACGCGGCAAGCTTCGACGACAATTCACAGACGGCCTGCAGTCTGGAGAACGCGTCCGTCGTTGAGAAGTAGCCGGGGGCGTGCAGCGTCAAACCGAAGACGAGTTTGAGCATGCGTTTGGACGAACGGATCTTCGGCATGGCTCCGGGCAGTCTGGAGATTGAGAGGATTCCCGAGTTCAGGTCGTTGATATGCTCGATCTGAGCTTCGGTGAGGTCCGGCATGTTCTCCACGAAGGAGATCACCGATTTGTCGCTGGCGTTGAGCTGGATCTTGTCGAACCATGTGCCGAGGACGGAATAGTAGACCTTCTCAAGTTCCGCGCGTTTGAAATTCGAGCATCCCGTCCTTGTGAGAAAAGCCTCTGCCGGGATTCGGTCGAAGTACATGCTCATCGGATTGTCTGGAAGCGCGTTGATGATCTCCCCGGCGCGCAGCTTCTCCTGGTTCTGCAGAACCTTGAAATAGTTGCGGATCTGCGCAGGGTCCGCGGCCTGCATCGTGTACACGGGGATGTTGTACGTGTTGAAGTTCATCTGGATGCTGCTCGGCAGGTCGGAGAACGCCAGGCGTTTCGCCCTATGCATGCGGGCGAGTCCGTCAGGGTCGGAGTCGCCGACGATGCGGTCGATGATTTCCTTGGCCTGGTCCGAGGTCTTCTTGCTGAGCTGGAACCAGTCGTCGTAGTTGTCAAGCCATTGCCCGACGTTGCCGCCCTCCATGAAGCGGAAGATGGTGGTGAGGCGCTGCTTGCCGTCCACGAGTTCCTGTCTGGAGTTGCGCTGGTTCGGATGGTCGAGATTGTTGATGACGATGTTGCCGATGGGGTAGTTCAGGATGATGCTGAGGATGAGCTGGTCCTTGTACTCATTTGACCAGATATATCCTCTCTGGTAATCAGGGGACAAGTCGAGACCGTTGGCCCTGACGTTCTTGATGGATGCGATGAGTGAGATGATGGGTGTCGCGGATGGAGTGATGTTCAGCTTCTGGAAGACCACGTGCCGTTTACGAGGATTATAGTCGGAATCGTTCATACTTATGACTATAACACATTGTTTAGAATCTAAACTATAAAAACGTTTAGAATCTGAAAACAATAACGAAAAGATGTTGAAACTATAGGGATAAAGCTTAATACAAGCAGACTTGCTAGACGTTTAGAATCTAGCCACCGGCGCTCGCGGACATGCGGGCGCCGGGGTATTTCTCTACTGCACGCACACGCCGGAATCGTACAATAGCTGCCGGTAGTCGTTCAACACCTGGATGGTGACACCCAATTCCACGGCCATCATCCACGTATTGCCCTCGTACACCGTCTCGGCCACGCCGTAATCCACCGGCGATATCAACGCCAACGCCGTCTCCCTGCGACACCGGCGCTCGCATTTGATTCCGTATTGGCTGCCGCATCCGGGGTCGTGGTGTCTGGCGTGGATGAGCTCGTGGCACAATGTGCAGCGGCGTTGGCGCTGGTTGAGCCGGTCGTGGAGGAATATGGTTCGGCTCGTCTCGTGCCATGCGCCGCACAATCCATCCGGCAACGGTTGCTCGACAATATGGATGCGATCGTTTTCGGCGCAATTTCGGAACGAATCGACGTCGTTCGCGCCGAAGACGTTCGTGTGCCGGATGCTGTCGATGTTCATGCTGACCGTTTGCGATGACCTCCCTCGCAGGCGTTCCGATAGAGTTGGACACGCCATACTTTCCCAACGATTTGCGAAAATTGACATATGGATGGTGTAGGTTTATAACCACAAGGTCAACTTGAGTGGATAACGGCTGGGTTCCCGAATGGGAGTAAGACTTTGGGTCGAGAATTCCTTTGCCCCTGGGGTTGGCCTTGTATCATTTTCCCATCCTTTTCATCTTGTCTCTCAGCTTTTGGATGATATGCTGCGGATCCTTGGCTATTTCGTCCACGATGAATGTGACAGCCTTTTCCGAGTAGATGTATGAGTGGCTTCCCTTTCTTTGCTCTTCGGACAATGAGAGGTCATGGCAGTATCTTTCATCCTGCTTCATGTCATAGCAGCCGACGAAGAGGCTGAAATGGTATTTGTTGAATTTAGCGTTCCGATCATCCCTATATACGAAGCTGACGTTGCGACGTTTGAGGTTTCTGTTGACCAGCTCGATGAGTTTCTTGGTGCGGTATGGATATCTGCTCGTCGGATCCACAACCTGCTTGATGATACGTGCGTTCACATCGGCATTGTTGTCCACATGGATTGCAATGCCATCATTTTTCTTGGACAGTACGAATTCGGTGCGGAAATACGCCGAATACTTGGTATTGCTTTCCTTCTCGGTGGTCTGGTCTATGGATGTCTGCATGCGCAGCAGACGTTCAGCGACCTCCGGAGTGTATTTGGCTCGTAGCGTCTCGCCGTCAAGATCGGTGCGGTTGACGGAGAGTACGAGGTAGTTGTCGGGGATTCTGTTGCATATCTCGATGCCGTGCCAGTCGCGGAGCTTGTCATCGTAGTTGCGGATGTTGGCTTGGAATATCGGACCATAGGTGATCTCGTATTCTTCGACCACGAAGTGCGTGCCTGTGTTGCGCAGCTCGTCGATTGATTCGAGGTTGAGGCGGACAGGATCCTTGTCGTTGGTCATCACTTTTTTCACGCAGTCGGTCAGGGAGAGCGTGCGCTGTGTTTTGCCTGGATAGAAGATTGACTCGTACCCGTCTTGTTTGATCAGATACGCCTTGAGCATGAGCTCCCACGCGTTGCACAGGAAGAACGCGCATCCTTCGACCCTGTATCTGATCGTCGGACGATTGAACAATTCGATCGCCAGAATGAATGCCTCCTGCGATTTGGCGAGCAGACGTTCGCAGTCATGCTGCTGTTCCGGCGTTAAGGATGGATTATCTGCCGACATTTCGTTGTCCTTTCAACGATTTTGACTTATCCACCGTAAAAGTGGTCGAATTCGGTCATTTTTAATAATTCAAAAAAGGTGTATAACGGTATTTTTCATCAGGCAGTGGAAACCGTCACTCGTCAGGAGTCTCGGACTCCATGTCACGGTTCATGTCCCTGCTGGCGGCAAGCTCCTGTGGTGGCAGGTCCTCGAATCTCGGTTCGACCAGATCATCGGTGATCTGGGATTCGCGCTCGCGGGTCCCGTAGGCACGGGCTGCCTCAATGATCTCTCGCAGTGTGGCGACTGGGTCCACTTCGCAGGCCTGGCAGAGTAGTAAAAACTCTGAGAGCTTGATTGGTGCCTTTCTGCCCTTTTCAATGTCACTGATTCTGACATGACTTACGGCATTGTTCATCATGTCGGAAATTGTTCGATATGAATATCCAGAATCGGCAATGATCTTCGCTGCTGCTTGCTGGGAGGCGTAATCAAACGCCGTCCATTCGTACTTCGTAGCCATGTGCACAACGTTAGCACATGTTGACACGCCGCACTTGCGTAAGTTGTAAGCACGAGCTAACATCATTCTCATCAAGTAAGCAAGTGCTTACAGATGGAGGTGAAAAACAATGACGATTGACAAGAAAGTCGATTGCATCAAGCTCGCAAAAGAAGTTGTCCGTCAGACAAGGAACGACGTTCTGATTAGCAAAACGCAGATGACTGACATTGCCACTCGATGCAACCGAAATCGGACAACCGTCAGCCGTGCTCTTGATGCAGAGGACATGACGCTGAGCATGTGGTTCGCATCTGTGTCGGAAAGCCAAATCGACCCACTGGAGCTCATTGCCGAAAAAATCCGTGAGCTGTCGGCGCTCGCCGACGAATGAATCGAAAGGAGCATCCAATGGTTGTTGATTTATCCAAGTATGACGGAGACTCATTCGAAGCCGCGCTCGATGTCTTCTACGGCGTCGTAGACGACCTGAAGATACAGGCGGCTGATGGACGGCTGACCCTCACTGATCTTGAGGGTTATCGTTCCCGGATTGTTCGTGAGACGTATTCAAAGCTTGCTGAGATGAAGAAATCTGGGAGTGGACTCCGAAATAATCCAAAACAGTCGCGCCGTCCGCTGCGGCTCCAAGCACAAGAGCGCCGGCAGCAAGACACGGGCAAACCTTTGTTCTCAAGAATTCAACCAGCTTTCCCTGCGAGTCGGCGTCTTTGGAAACGGTGGCTGCGACATTGAGCGAGGTCTGCAATCTGGTGAACGCGATATCGAGCTTGAAATCGCCGGTCAGGTCGTACTCGTCCAACGCTATTCGAACTTCACGCGCAAGGCGGGCGATGTATTCCTTGAGCCCTTGCGGGAGTGTGATGTTGTTCAGCAACGATGGCAGTTCATCGATCATCGAACGGATATCGTCGCGGCGTTCACGTGGATACTGTTCGGGTCCCTGGTCCAGCAGTCGTTCCGCCGTGCGCAGCGCCATCCGGTCCTGAATGCTCAGGGAAACGTTCGACCTGTGCATTTCGCGGTTTTTCCCTCCGCGCTCGTACGCGGCCCAGATATCAAGCCAGATTGATTCAAGGCAGGTCGAGGCCAGTTGCGCGTCCTCGTTGCCGGCTTCAGCCATAACGCGAATCGTCTGTTCCACGACAGACATGGCTCCAGACACGTCTGCGATGGAGAACGTCACGTTCTGCTCTTCGTTGGCTGTGAGCAGGAAATTCTTTACAAACTTTGCGGCGTTCATCGCCCCTCACTTCGAAAGGAAACAAAATGACCAGTGAGATTCAATCCTACAACTTCAACGGCGCCTCGTTGCGTACCCTGACCGATGAGGCGGGGGAGCCTTGGTTCGTCGCCAAGGACGCGTGTGACATCCTCGGTATTGACACAAATCATCTCCGTGGAGCTCTTGATGATGACGAAATCACAAACCTCCGCAATTCGGAGGTTTGGAATCAGCCAGGTCGTGCGCCTCTCATCATCTCTGAGCCAGGCCTGTACAAGCTCATCATGCGCTCGCGGAAGCCGGAGGCGAAGGAGTTCCAGCGTTGGGTGACTCACGAGGTGCTGCCGCAGATCCGCAAAACCGGCGGCTACATCCCGACGTCCGAGTCGGATTCGGATGAGGACATCATGGCCAGGGCCGTGCTCGTCGCGCAGAAGACCATCGAGCGCAAGAACCAGCAGCTTCAAGCCAAGGACACACACATCAAGATGTTGGAGCCGAAGGCCCGGTTCGCGGACGCCGTGGCCGCGTCAGACGGCACGTGCTTGGTCGGCGAGCTCGCGAAGATGCTCCGGCAGAACGGGATGGACATCGGCCAGAACAGACTGTTCCGTCTTCTTCAGGCTGACGGGTATCTCGGCAAGTCCGGTTCGAATCGCAACGTGCCGACACAGCGTGCGATGGACCTCGGCCTGTTCCGCATCAAGGAGACCACCGTCACCCATGCGGATGGGCACACCACGGTCAGCCGCACTCCGAAGGTCACGGGCAAGGGGCAGCGCTACTTCATCGACCGGTATTGGGGTCGCGCTCAGCCGTCGTTGGAAGCGAGTGCGTGATGGACAAGAACATGCAAAGGGCAATGCTCTCCGCGTTCGATGATTTGAGGAACCGTCTCATCACCGCGACGCAGCCGAAGACAAGCGTCGACCTCATTGATTCGACCTTCGCCATGTCGTCGATCGGCGGCAGAGGCCTCGAGCAGTTGAGGGAGGCCGCCGCTGCCGCCGCCGTGCTTGGACAGATGGAAGCCGTCTGCCGTTTCCTTCTAGAGATCCTTTATCCTGCCGGAGTCGGTGAAGGCGTTGACGATCTGCTGGCTGCCGAATCCGATGAAATAGACAGCCTTCGCGAGTTCCCGAATCTCGGGATTCTGCGAGGTCTCCTTGATTCGCGCGGCGATGCTGGTTCCGCAGGCGATGTTTCCTCTCGCCTCTTCGAGTGCCTGTCGCTGTGTGAGCATGATTCTTCTCCTAACTGTTCGGCCCGCACGTCGGAAATGCGGGATGACACCGATTTTAGGAGGGGGCCGGGCGGTTCTCCTAACGCCGCCCGGCATTACACACGCAAAGGAGGCGCGTGATGGTCTTGCAGAACGAGCTCAAGGATGCGAGCCGTATCCCGTTGAAGGACAGGCTCGCATGGACGATTCCGCAGGCCGCGAGCCTGTACGGGATCGACTACGACGGTCTGCGGCAGGCTGTCAACCAGGGCGACATAGACACGTTTCGTCCGCCAAGCAAACGGGGGACGCCCTCACGCCGCCACATCAGGCGCGAGGAGATGGACCGGTACGTCAAATCGTTGGAGGAGTAAGCATGAACGACATTCGCAAGGAGCTGTGATGGCACTCGGGAGAATCGACGCGGAAACGCTGCTGACGCCACCCGCACCGCCGAGGGACACGGTGATCATGTTCGGTTTGACCGGCTATGCGATTCGCGTCACGGGCAAGGGCGCCAGCCTCATGGAGCTCGACGTCGACGGAAGCCACGAGCTGGCGAGCATCGGGAAAGACCAGGCAAGGACATTCATTCAAAGCATCGGAGGCGCAAGATGACGGACAACGACTATCGCATCGAGGACGGGTTCGAAAAGGGGAGGCCGAACTACACGCTCAGGCGTGTGAAGTTCGCGCTGGCCGTGGTCGGTCTGGTCGTGAGCGTGACGCTCATGCTCACCTGGCATGGCGGGAGCCTTGCGGGCGCGTTTGTGGTGGAGAGCGTGTATCTCGCCACCGCTTTGTGGCTGGTGGTGCGGTTCGCGCCCAGGGACGGCGGGGACGACTGACATGGTGTTCGCCGGCGTACAAGGACGCGGGATGGCGCGGAACCGGGGGTGCGTGTCCTTTCATCTCACATTGCATTTTCACGCATGCACTCTCGCATTCCCCGACCGTCGTCCGTTCCGCTGGGGGTTCGAATCCTCCCGCCGGCGCTTGGCCGGACCGTCAACGCCGCCCGCATCCCCGTTTCGTTCAGCTTTCCTGGGGTGTGGGAACGATGGGCGCGCTTATTTGCTGTCATGGCGCCCAGCGGTCCGGCTCATATCAATCAATCTCATATCAATCAATCAAGGTCAAGGGAGGAACCGATGAAGGAGATTCTGCCGCATTGGCATTTCAGTCCGAACTCTCCGGTCAAAGACGTCGACGAGAAGAGGATGACGCGTGGCGACAGGGCGGTGGCTGAGGCGTGCCGTCGTGCGATGGAGGGTGAGGCGTGGAAGGAGCTGGTGATCTTGGAGTCGTTGGGCGTGCGTTTCAACGAACTGGTGGGCCGGTTCGTGTCCGAGGTGGCGTCTCCGGTGTTGGAGGTGATGCCTGGTGACAGTTTCCATCAGGGCGCGGCCGCGCAGTTGACGCACATGGTGAAGACCAGGGATGGTGGCGAGACCATCCGCATCATCAAGACTCTCGCCGTGAAAGGTAGGTTCTGATGGCTGGTGAGACGATCATCGCGGTGGTGGGCAATCTGACCGCGGATCCGGAATTGAGGTCGACGAAGAACGGCAGGAGCGTGGCTGGTTTCACGATCGCGTCCACTCCGCGCACGTTCGACAGGCAGTCGAATCAGTGGACCGACGGTGACGCGTTGTTCCTCCGCTGCACGGTGTGGGGCGACTTGGCGGAGCATTGCGCCAATAGTCTCGCCAAGGGCATGCGTGTGATCGCCCAGGGAAGGCTGACGCAGCATTCGTGGGAGGACGAGCAGCATCAGCGCCGAACTTCCATGGAATTGCAGGTGGATGAGATCGGCCCTTCCTTGCGGTATGCGACCGCGCAGGTGGCCAAGGCGCAGCGTGGCACGGCTGGAGCGTATGGCAATCCGTCCTCCGCCCCGGTGGGCTATACGGGTGGAACCACCGCTGCTGGCACTTCGTTGCCGCCGTCCGACCCGTGGGGCTCGGCTTCGGGTTCGTCGTCTTCGTTCGGTGATTTCGGCAAGCCGGAATCCGAACCGGATTTCTAAGGAGAAATCATGAGCATGAAAGCATTGGAGTGGGCCATGTACAACGTGCCCGCCGAAATGGTCAAAGGAGCTTTGCTGCGCATCCTGCTCCTGCTTGCCGACCACGCTGACACGCAGGGCAAGGGAGCTTTCCCGAGCCAGAAGCGCATCGTGGCCCTGACCGGATACAGCCGGCGCACCATCCAGAACGGCCTGCACGATCTGGAGACGGCCGGACTGATCCGAAGGGGAGACCAGCGGATCACCGAGCATCTCGGCAAATACCGTCCAATCGTCTGGGACCTCACGATGAAGGATTTCAAGGGCGCAAAAACTACGCCCCTGGAACAGCAGCCGCAAGAGGCGCAGACCACTGCGCCCCTAAACAAGTTGGAGGGGCGCAATCAGGGGCGCAAAAAAACGTCGCTAGGGGCGCAATCAGGGGCGCAACATGACTGCGCACAGAACCTATACAAGGAAGAACCATATATAGAACCTAGAGAGAGTAACGCGCGCGCGAGAAAACAAATCCCAATACCATCCGACTGGAAACCCACCGAAGAACACCAGGCGCTCGCCGACCGGCTCGGCATCGACTGCGACATCGAAGCGGGGAAGTTCAAGGACAGGGCACTCGACACCGGCGCCACGTCGGCCGACTGGGACGCGAAATTCCGCATCTGGCTCATGCGCGGCCACGAACTCGGATATACCACCGTCAAAAACCAGCAATCAGCGAGGAAGTACACGTGGGCGAGCGACGAGGTGAAACGCGTCATCGGCGCCGACCTCGAAGGCACCGACGACTACATGGAGCTCGCGTGCAAGGTCGCGGACCTGCTCAACCAGGGCGTGGACCCGGACATGCTGCGCCGTCAGCTCGCGAACGTGCCCGGCGACGTATTGGCCGAACAATTGTTCGAACAGGAGGCGGCGGCATGAACGCCATGACCATCGCACACATGGCCGGCATCCTCACCTCGGCCATCCAAGCCGCCGACCGATTGGAACTCGACGCGCTCAAAAGCCCGGCGCTCGCCGATGTGGACCTTGACCTCGTCCGCGATATCAAACGCGACTGCTCGACCTGCATCAGCCTGCTCGACCAGTTCGGAAGGGAGCGACGATGAGCGACCGGCAATTCCAGGAATCGAAACGCATCGCGCTCGCACGCCAGGGTTGGCATTGCATGCGTTGCGGACGCAACCTGCACGACCCGACCGTCTGGCCGGGCAGGAGCGGCCACCACCGGCAGTTGCGCCGTCGGGCCGACCCGACCATGCGTGACCTGCCGTGCAACATCGTGGAACTGTGCGGTTCCGGCACGACCGGCTGCCATGGTTGGGCGCACGCGCATCCGGCGGAGGCGGAACGGTTCGGCTACATCATCCCGAGCTGGCGCGCTCCGCTCAGCGTGCCGATACGCGACTGGAACGGCGACTGGTGGTGGCTGCTGGATGACGGCACGGCGCAACGGCTCACGCAAATCGAAATCATCGAATGGCAAAGCAACTGGAAGGAACAATCATGAGGAAACAGGACAAAGACCGGAATGGGAAGCCGGAGGCGCTGCTGTGGGTCGACTTCGAAACGACCGGCACGAACAGGAATAACAGCCTGCCGTTGGAGGTCGGCATGGAATGCACCGACGTGCTGGGCGAACATTCGTTCGGATCCCTGCACCGCATCATCAGACCATACGATCTCAACCTGTTGGCCATGAGCCCGATAGCGTTCTCCATGCACACGGACAACGGTCTCCTGTTCGAACTGCTGAACGGCTCCGCCAAAAACGACTGCGTGGAAGCGGTCGCGAATGCCGTGGAGGAGTATCTCGACTCCCTCTTGCAACGCTTCACGCTGGTTCCGGCTGGAACGAACGTGGACTTCGACATCGACTTCATCAAACGCCTGGGCCTGGACCCGGATAGATGGCTGTCCTACCGCAAGTTCGACCTGACCACGCTCCGCCGCTACCTCACGTTCCTGGACTGTCCCGAAGACCCGTACATGACGCATTCCGGCACGCACAGGGTACGCTACTGCATCCGACGCGACATCAACGACTACAAGTGGTACCGCAAGCTCCTGAAGGGAGCATGGTGATGACAGCGGTCTCCATGATGCTCCTGTGCGCGGCCGTCCTGGTCGCTTGGATCGGAGGCCGGCCATGACGGTCCAGACGCATATGGCGTGGCAGTACCGGAATCCCGCCGACCTGATCGGCCGTCGATGCATCGCGCTCACCGGCATGGATGTCACGTTGGACGGCCCATTGGATCTGATCCGGTTGAGTCCGGTCCACGCGGTCCTGAAATACCGGGGCATAGGACTGCACGTCATCGACTGCGACCTGCGCCACCATACGAACAAAACCTCGGACGGCATCCGCGCCGTCGTCATCACGGAAGGCAAACCATGAAAAACATCACATCGCATGCCAGGAAATGGCATAGGACCAGTCCATGCCCATACTGCGGCACGAGGAAGCCAAGCATCGAACCCTACGCCCGAATCATCGGAACCACGATGCACTGCATCTGGATCGCCAAATGCCGTGGATGTCCGAACGCCATCTGGATCAAAACACCGGACGACAGCATCAAAACCGCGATCCGCGGATGGAACAGATACGCCAACGGCGAATGGCGCAAACGCTAGGAGGAAACAAAATGAGAAAAACAACACGCATCACACTCGCCATCACCGTCATATGCATAGCGCTCGCGGGATGCGGGAGCGCGTCGGAGCCTTCCGCGCCGGCGCATGCGGGCAGGTCCATCGAATCGCAGTGCTCTGCCTGGAGTGGCAACTTACGTGAATGCGTCATCACTCTGTCCGACACGAGGAAAGTGGCCTGCGTCGTTTACTCGTACTACGAGAGGGGCGGCCTGTCATGCGACTGGAGCCATGTGAGTGGTGCGGACAAGGAGCCGGCAAAATGAGCTACAACGTCGTCACCCAGGAAGGCGTCAGAACGTTCGAGGACATCGACGATGCTGGCGACTACGCGCAGGCCATGTCCTTGAGGACTGGCGAGCCGGTCAAGGTGTTCCATGCCGAGACCGGACTGGTCACATTCACAACCAAAACAAAGAAGGAAACGAAATGAAAGTGAAGAAAACCCTCATGGACATGATCGTCAAATGGCATCAGGCCGGATACAGCCTCGATGAGATCTCGCCACTGGTTCCTCAAGTCCCCAAAGAGGAAATCAAAGCGATCATCCAACAACACCACGAATAACAAGAAACCCGACCTTCCGGCCGGGCTCCTGACACCACCAGAAGACTACCACGCCGGAGGGAATCGAACAAATGAACGAACAAAACAACGAATCCCAACCAACACCAAACCAGACACAACCAGCACAAACCAACCAAAACAAGCCAGCGCTCGCCGGCGTGTGCCTCGTCTGCGGCGGAGAATGCGCTGTCTGCGACACCATGTGCGCGCAATGCGATGGGCTGATGCGCGGCTGGCTGCGGGAATATCCATCATGGTTGGATTCGCTGCATGAGTTCCTGGACTCGACCGCGCACTACGGAGGCCGCCAGCCTGGACGCGTCAACCTTCCAGCCGCACCGACGCCAATCCGATTGCCGGTGCTCGACCACATGCAGGCCATCGAGGATGCCGCAATCGCACTCTGGCGCCGGTTGTACGCTCCGCCCGCCATGCCTTGGGCGACATGTGGCGTGCATCCGCCGCTGGTGGACATGCTGCGTGTCTGCGCCGGCAGTCCTCGACTGCGCCGCATGCCTGACATCGCCGACTTCTACCATGAGTGGGAGTCGATGGTTCGAAAGACGCTGGACATCATCGACGTGCCGCCTGCGAAACATGGCATCGGAAGATGCCCGAACCCGCTGTGCGGAGTCGAATTGACAGCGGCGGTCGGCGCGGCAAGCGTTGCATGTCCTGTATGCGGCGACACTTACCTTGTGGCGGATGTGCGGTTGGGTTTTCTGAGGGAATGCGTTCGGTCGGGACGCGCGTTCACGGCGGGGGAGTGCGCGGAACTGCTACGCGAATGCGGATTCCAGTGCAACGCGAACACGATTCGCTCATGGCGCAAGCGCGGCAGGCTCCAACCGGTTGGTGAAAACGTGAAGGGGCAGCCGTTGTACAGGCTTTCCGACGTGCATGGACAGGTCGTGCGACGCGACTCGATTTGACAAAATCGAAAGTGCAACGCACAATTGTCAGTGGATTAGAGGGTTCAAACCGAGGTGAATTGGTTTGGACCCTTTTCATATCCGCCATGGATTCTCCTAACTCCTTGGGCTACGTAACACCGTCCTGTCCGAACGGCATATCGGACACGCTCCGCCCACTCACGTCAGAGTGGGCATACACCAACAGCGGCAGGCAGGCCAATCCCGCGCTTATGTGATGCGGTGATGCTCAAACCGCCTGTCCATGCCTTCGTAGGAATCAGTGGCAGATCGCACCGGTCGCAGATCTTCGGATCCTCTTCCTTGCGGCCGCGTGTATGCGCGGGTTCGACTCCCGCCGAAGGCGCTCCATGAATAACCTCGGGAGGGGATATTCGCAGATGACGGGATCCCTGGTCGACATGTGGTTGGCCATGCTAGGACTTCATACGAAGGAATGACCATGGGCAAGCGACGCAACGAGCGGGTCAGCAACGGATACCGGCGGCGCATGCTCAGGCAAAGAGTGTTGGCCGCATACGATATGTGCGCCATCTGCGGCAAGCCGGTCGACAAGACATTGAAGACACCACATCCGATGAGCGCCGAAGTGGACGAACTCATACCAGTCTCACGCGGCGGTGATCCATACAGCTTCACTAACTGCAGGCTCACGCACCGCATCTGCAACAGGTTCAAGAGCGACAAGACAGACGAACATGCACGAGCGCTGCTGGCCGGCAAGCAGACCATCAAACCAAGCTCGATGCCGTTCAAAACGTTCGGCATCTGACCCGATACCAGGGCAGGGTACCCGGTCATACCCCCTTGGGGTCGCCTCGGGTGCAGTGCCGACATCTCTCCCGGAAATCAAACGTCGGAAACAGGGGAAACAACGAAAGGTCGGAAAGCGAGGGAAGCGCCGATGAAGTGCGAACTCTGCGGCAAGGAATTCCAACCGTCCGGCCACGGGCGGCCGCAACGCTACTGCTCCAAATCCTGCCGCCAGAAAGCCGATTATCGTCGGAAAAAGAACCGGCCACCGCAGACGGCCGCGAAAAAGACCAAGACCAGGACGAAACGGGAACCGGAATCCGACCTCGACCAGCGGAGTTTCGAACGGATGATGGACGGCTCACATGAGGACACGCTCCGCGAAATCGTCGGCAGACTGCGCGAGGCTCTGCATGACCCGTCGACGCCGGCCAACGCGTTGCCGTCGATCAGCAGCAAGCTTGCCGAATTCGACGAACGGATGCGCATGGCCGAGGAATCCGGCAGCCTGTTCGATGCGAATGATGACGTGACGGAGGTGGCGGAGGATGTCGGAGCGTCGATTGTCTGAGATTGCCCAACGGCTCGTGAAGCCGGAAGACGTCACGTCGAGCGACTTCAACCTGATCAACAACGCGGCGGCCAAGGCCGGAATCCACTACGACCTGTGGCAGAAGGGCTTCCTCTACCTGCTGTTCGCCAAACGCGCGGACGGCAAATACGCCTGTGGCTCCGGTGGGGCGGTACTGTCCAGCTGCAGGCAGATCGGCAAGACGTTCACGGTCGGCACCGCGATGTTCATCCTGTGCGCCGGACGCGCCGGGACATTGGTCATCTGGACCGCGCACCACACGCGCACCTCCGACGAGACGTTCGCCGACATGTGCGACCTGACACGCAATCCGAAACTGTCCAGGTACGTGCTGAACGTGCGTCGAGCGAACGGCCAGCAGGAGATCCGTTTCACCAACGGCAGCCGCATCATGTTCGGCGCCCGCGAGAACGGTTTCGGCCGAGGCCTGCACTCCGCAGACATCGAGGTGTTCGACGAGGCTCAGATCCTCACCATCAAGGCTTTGGACAACCTGATTCCGATCGTGAACACGAGTCCGAACCCGTTGATCGTGTTCATGGGCAATCCACCGAAGCCGGGCGACCAGTGCGAGGCGTTCGAGGAGAAACGTTCCACCGCGTTGTCCGGCAAGTCGGACGACATGCTCTACGTGGAGCTTGGCGCGGACCGCGACTGCGATCCGGACGACAGGAGCGCGTGGGCGAAAGCGAACCCGTCGTATCCGAAACGCACCAGCGAGCAGGCGATACTGCGCATGCGCAATCTCCTTGCCGAGGATTCGTTCCGCCGTGAGGCGCTCGGCATCTGGGATGAGGCCGCCGCCGCGTACGCCATCAGCCCTGACCTGTGGAAGGCCGCGGCCATCGACGAAGTGCCCGAAGGCGGCACGGTGAGCTTCGGCCTCGACATGCCGCCCGACAGGAGCGTGCTGACCATCGGCGCCGCATTGCGGTACGAGGACGGTTCGGCCGTCATCCAGATGGCGAACATCAAGGACGCGCGGCAGGCGGGAACCATGTGGGCCGTGGACTGGCTCGCCGAACGCTGGCCGAAGACCGCCAGCGTGGTCATCGACGCGCAGTCGCCGGCCATGAGCCTGCTGCCCGACTTGAAGGCCGCGCACGTGAGGGTCACGGTGACGAACATGCAGGAGATGGGCCGCGCATGCGGCCGGTTCCTCGACATGCTCAAGGCCGGAACGCTCAAGCACCCGCCGGACGAATACCAGCCGCAGCTGGCCGCAGCCGTCAAGGGCGCGACCACGCGCCCATTGGGACAGTCCGGCGCGATCGCCTGGAACAAACTCGGCAGTGACATTGACATAACCCCGCTCGTGTCCACCACACTCGCCCTGTACGGGGCGTGCACGACGAAACGACATCCGGGAAGACGACAGGAGGTGATGGTCTGATGGTGTTCTACATGGCCGACGGCACTACGGTAAGCACGGCACCGAAATTCACCGGCAGCAGCTACCTCGATACCGCGAGCGGCAACATCGGCGCCATCCTCGGCGTCGACGACGAGGACATGCCCATCATCCACGAACTGTTGCGCGTATGGCGAGAGAAATATCCACGCAACCTGATCCGCGGAGCCTACTACGACTGCAAGGAACGGTTCAAGGACTTCGGCATCTCCATCCCGGACCAGATCAAAAATAAGGTCGAGGCGATGATTGGATGGCCGGAACTGGCCGTCCGCTCATTGAGCGATTTGAGCGACCTGGAAGGGTTCAGCATTTCCGGTGACGACACGATGGGTGTTGGCGACCTGTTCGAGGACAACCAATTGGACGTGGCCACGTCCGAACTGATCGTATCCGCATACAAGCATTCATGCAGTTTCCTGACCATCGCCGCAGACCCGGAGGATCCGGAACGAATCAGTATGATTCCGCGTTCCGCCGACTGGTCCGCGGGCATCTGGGACCGGCGCAACCATCGTCTGGCCGCCGCGTTGACCATCACCGAGGACGATAAGGACGGGCGGATATGCGCGTTCAACGTGTGGCTTCCAGGCAAGGTCTACGAATGCTCCGGCCACCTGATGCCATGGCGTGCGGAGAAAATCGAAACGAACTTCGATCAGCCGACGGTCGTCTCGCTCGCCTATGACAGGCAGATGGACCGGCCGTTCGGCCACAGCCGCATCAGCCGTTCGCTCATGAGCCTTGTCGATGCTGGATTCCGTACCGTGGTCCGCATGGAGGCGTCTGCCGAATTCTATTCCGTCCCCAAACTCTGGTTCATCGGAGCGAACAGGGACGCGTTCAGCAGCAACACGTGGAAGAGCCTCATCCAGGCGATCAACGCGATCAGTGCCGACGAGGACGGCAACCTTCCCCAATTGCAGCAGGTGCAGCAGGCGTCCATGACACCCCATTCGGACATGCTCAAGACGATGGCCATGCTCGTCGCCTCGCAGACCCGGGTGCCGGTCGACTACCTGGGCATCACATTGGACAACCCGACCAGTGCCGAGGCCATGGCGTCCGCCGAACGACGTCTGACACGCATCGCAGACAAGCAGAACGTGGCCTTCGGACGGGAACTCAAACGGGCCATGGGCATCGCCGTGGCGTTGCGCGAAGGCGCGAACACGATACCGGACTCCATACGCGACGTGCACCCGGTATGGGCACCGACAAGGGAGGTCTCCGATGCGGCGCGCGCCGACGCGTTCACGAAGATCGCCGACAAGGTCACCGGCTACGCCGACTCCGACGTCGGACTCGAACGCCTCGGCCTGAGCCGTGAGGAAATCACCCGCTTACGCGTCGACCAGCAACGCCAGCGCGCTAAGGAACAGATCGATCAGCTAAAGGCTCGCCTGGCATCGGCCGGCGGCGAGGAGGTTCAGGATGGAACTCAACAGCCTGAACATACCGGAGACGAACAGGAGAGATCTTCAACGGCTGCTTGACCAAGCCTATGCGGGATACGTCGCCGACCTTGATGCATTGGCAGACGAAGCGGCTGACGCTATCGAGGCGCAGTACCGCTCCAACCCGTTGTTCATGCGCGATGTGGTCGAGGACTACTCGAGACAGTCCGCGCAGCTGGCTGACGATTATTTCAGCCAGCTACGCGCTATATGGGCAGAGCAGTCAGGAGTGGACCTGCCGGAGTTCGAACACCCGGATTTGCTTGATCCAAGCGAAGTCCTCTACCGCATGAACGGCGGTTTCTCCGGAACCGACTGGAATGGTCTCAACTACTCCGACCTCGTCGCCGGACGCAGCAATGCCGGATTGAGCGTGGACAGTCTGTGGCCGGAGTTGAAGACCATCGATGACTGGCAGCAGCTCATTGGTGACATGGTCAGCACATCCGCCAGGCTTATGACCATGCGTGACATGCGTGCCGACCCCACAAAACCAAAATGGGCGCGCGTGCCACGAGGCAGCGATCCATGCGCGTTCTGCGTCATGCTCGCCACCCGTGGCTTCGAATACCTCAGTGAAGAGACGGCCGACTTCGGCCCCACCTTCCACAATGGCCACTGTCACTGTGATGTCATCAGCAGTTGGGGAAGGCAGAAGCTCAAAGGCTTCGACCCCGACGGCATGAGCGAACGCTGGGAACAATGCAAGACGGCCATCGAGCATTGTCTTACCCACGACGAATACCTGAGAACCCGCAGTTCGCCGGACCAGAAGTTCGGCAACTGGAAGCGCAACCAGATACTTGCCGAGATGCGCTGGCGCGACCGAGAATGGCTCCACAGCGGCGCAGAGCCACCGATCAGCTTCCCAAGTGATGGGATGCGTGAGGAAACCGAGAAGGCAAGGCCGCAGGAGATACGAACGGCCCAGAGACTGCGCAGACATGGAATCGTCCCGGCCTTTCAGATCGACCATCGTGAAGCGAAGGATCCAGACACTGGGCGTATGCTCCTGATCGGCTTGTCTGATTTGGAAGGCGGCATCGAGCTCAAGACGCCTCAATCAGCAGACAAATTCCGCACTATCGACGGATATATGGGCAGCGCGTCAAAAAAGCCGGATTGCAGACGGCTGATCATCGACAATTCCGAAAACGACAACATGAGCGATGAGGAACTCATCGGAAACATCATGAAAAGCCATCGTTTCAAGAATGGGATCGTATACATCCTGAACAAAAAAGGACAGTTGCTGAGAATCAAGTAAGCGCCGCTGAAACTACCAAAAAGGGCGGTAACAAGGGCGCTTACGTATCCATTCTATCACCTTTTGGTGGATTGCCGGAGCAGACGAACGGACCCGACTGTAAATCGGACGCATTTTGCCACGCGGGTGCGAATCCCGCATCCACCACTCGACCAGCCGGTCCGGTTGGCGGCGACCATGCGCCGTATCGCATGGGAGGACCATACAGCGCACCGTGGCGCGGTCGAACTCGAATCCACGGGAAACAGCAAGAAGGAGCACAGCATGTTCAACATATCCCGATTCCCGGCCCGTATCCGTCTCATCGACGGCGGCGGGGACGAGGGCGGTTCCGGCGAAGGTGACGAGCCCGAGCCGAAATCGTTCACTCAGGAACAGGTCGACCAGATCGTGGAGAAAAGACTGGCCAAGGAGCGCGGCAAGTACAAGGACTACGACGAGCTCAAAACCAAGGCGATGAAACTCGACGAGATGGAGAACGCCGGCAAGAGCGAACTCGACAAGCTCAAGGAATCGAACGCCGCATTGCGCAAGCAGATCGACGACGCCGCGGCCGAGAAACAGCACGCCGAATGGGTGTCCGAAGTCGCCAAAGACAAGGACGTCCCCGCCGAACTGCTCCGAGGAAGCACCAGGGACGAGCTCGAAGCGCATGCGGAACTCCTCCACAAGGCGCTGAACCCGTCATCCAAAGCCCCGCAGGTGAGGAACCAGACGGGCTCTCCATCGCATCAGAACAGCAACAAGGACGCCGAAGAGCTCTCGTACATCCACCAGCTCCTCGACAGATAATCCGACCGACCGAAAGGACAAGCCATCATGGCGATGAAAACAGACCAGATCAAGCTCCCCGTGAGCGTGGCCACCGAAATCGTGAACAAGGCCAAGGACACCAGCACCATCGCGTCCCTGAGCCCCAGCACGCCGCAGATCTTCTCCGACGCCGACTACCTCGTGTTCAACGGCAAGAGCGAAGCCGAGGTCGTGGCCGAGGGCGCCGTCAAGAGCAGCTACGAGCAGACCGTGGATTCCGTCGTGGCGAAACGCTTCAAAGTGCAGACCACCACCCGCGTCACCAGCGAACTCCAGTGGGCGGACGAGGACAACCAGCTGCAGATTATCCGCAGCATCCAAGCGGATCAGGCAGCCGCTTTGGGCCGTGCGCTCGACTACGTGATCTACCATGCGATCAACCCGAAGGCTGGCACCGCGCTTTCCGGATTCAACCCGTTGAGCAAGTCCGCCGTGCAGGTGACCGCCGGCGATGACGACATCAGCAACGTGGATGCCTTGGCCGACGCGCTGAACGACTCCTACGACATCAACGGCGTGGCATTGTCCAAGACGTGGGCATCCCGTCTGCGCAAGCTGCGCGTGCCCTCCACCGGCATGCGCTTCTACCCGGAGATCCCGCTGAACCTGCAGGCCGGCAGCTTGGACGGCATCACAGCCGCGACCTCCGGCACCGTCAACGGGCGACTGGCCACGACCCCGACGAAGGTGCTCGCGTTCATGGGAGACTTCAGCCTCATCAAATGGGGCATGGTCCGCGACCTCACCAGCGAGATCATCGCCTACGGCGACCCGGACCAGACCGGCGTCGACCTGAAGGCGCACAACCAGATCGCATACCGCACCGAGGCGATGTACGCGTTCGCCGTCATCGACCCGCACGCATTCGCGGTACTCAAAACCAAGTGAGGTGAACTATGAGTTTTCCCATCCAGACGCTTGTTGTCAACCCTGCAGACGAGGAAAAGCACACTGTCGGTCCGCTGGACGCGCAGGTGCGACTCGTCAACACCGACGGCACCGCCTTCTCCGCAGGCTCCAGAGCTTACGAGCTGCAGGCGGCCGGCGAGGACACCCTCGGCGCGGTCAAGCGGTTCGCACCCGAACAGACGCTCGGGAACGTCGATGACAATATCGCCAAGGCAGCCGCAGCTGCTCCGACCAAGGACGAATACGACAAACTCGTCACGGCCTTCAACACACTGGCGAAACAGTTCAACGACCTCGTCGCCGGCTTCGAGGCCTCTGGGATGATCAAGCTGCCGGAAAAGAAGTGACCATGACGGATGAGCCCGACATGTTCGCCACCTCCGACGACCTCGAACGGAGATGGCACAAGCTCACCGACGAGGAACGCGAGAAGGCCGACACGCATCTCATGGACGTGACCGACTACATCAAGGAACGTTCCCCGAACTGGCAACGTCTCCAAAAAGAACGGCCACGCCTGCTGACGAAGGTCACCTGCGACATCGTCCGCAGGATCATGCAGGCCGACCCGCTCGACATCCCCGGCGGCGTCACCCAGATGAACCAGACCACCGGCAGCTTCAGCGAACAATACAGTTTCGGAGCACCAACCGGCGACCTGTGGCTGCGCGACGACGAGAAACGCATCCTCGGCATCAACGCCCAACGCGCGTTCAGCGTCGACATGGCCACAGGTGAGGTGTCCTAATGGAAACCATCGAAGTATGGCGCGGCCAGCCCACGACCGACACGGACGGCAACCCCATCCAAGGCAAGCCCGTCCGCGTCGGCGCATTTCAGGCGGTGGTAGCCCCGTCTTCCACCACCGACCAGACCGAGGAGAACGCCAGCCCGCAGACCACCGAATACACGATCCACATCCGCGGAAACCAACCGACCGGCATCCAGGCCACCGACCTGATCAAAGTCAGGGGCCGGCTGCTGCCCGTCAAGGGCAAGCCGCAGGTGTGGGACAACCTCCACGGACGCCACATCGGCGACGTCATCACCGTGGGCGAACGGGAAGGATAAGCATGGCCAAACGATGCAGATTCGTATTCAACCGCAAGGCATTCAGCCAGCAGGTGCTGAAGAACGATACCCTGCGTGACCGCATGCGCGACGCCGCCAACGAGGCCGTCACCGACAGCCGGTGCATGGTACGCGACCATAACGGCGCGAACCGCAACGGCGTGGCCATCCTCTGCCCCGCACCCGTGGAGAAGGCGCACGGCACGTTGGAGGACACGCTCGGGAGGATGCGCGTATGAGCATCCCCGTCACCCCGCGGCGTACGGAGCCGCTGCTCCTGCCCAGGCTGCGGGAGCTGTTCTCGGACGTGACGTTCGACACCATCGAACGCAACGACCTCGAACCGCCTTTCGCCGAAGCCACATTGGCCGACTCCATGCAGGGCATGAGCACTCCCATCTCCCAGTATGTGCGACTGCGGCTGGGCGTGCGCTGCATGAGAGAGGATCATACGGGCGACTGGGACAAGGCAGCCCGCCTGTGGGCGGCAATCGCAAGGGAGGTCATCAGGCTCGGCCATACGACGCCGCTCATCGACGCGTCACTGGAATCCGGGCCGGTACGCATGACGGACGAGGACAAGAGACTGGTGTGCGCGTACGGCGTGCTCCTGCTCGAGGTGTCCGTCGCCTGAACTGAAAACACAAGAAAAGACAAGCAAAGACGTGCCGCCACACGCAGAACGGAAGCGAGGTGCAGACAGGAATGTCTGACAGCAACGAAGAACCCATCGCCGTCGAACAGACGGCATCCGAAACCAGCGCGCAGGCGGCGGCCGACTACGGGTACGTGTCCAACGGCAATACCGCCGGCAACGTGCGCCTGATTAAGAACTACGCGCTGTTCCTGTTCCCCAAGGGCGACAGCACGTTCGTCGCGCCGACCGGCGTGAACTGGACGCCGCCGTCCAACAAGAAGCCGATCGGCTATTCCACCGAGGACGGGGCCGTACTGCATCCGGAGCCGGGCGACAGCACCGACTACAAGGCGCACAACGGCGACATCGTCCTGTCCGACACGGATCCGGGCTACTGGACGCTGCAGCTCGCCGCGATGGAGGGACGCAAGGACGTGGTGTCCGCCTACTTCGACGTGGATGTGGAATCCGACGGCGGCATCAGCATCAAGGGAGCCGGCCTGAAGAAGGAATGGATCCTCGTATTGGTCGCGCTCGACCAGCGGGACCGCCCCTTCCTCCTGTACGGCACCAACTCGAAGGTGTCCGACCGTGACGACGTGAGCCTGAAGTCCAGCGAGATCATGAACTTCAGCATGACGTTCAAGATGCTCAAGGGAGACAAGGGCGAGCAGTTCCACGCGTGGGGCCTTGTCACCGAAGACGCCAAGTAGCCCATTGATTCTTCCCGTGCGGCCGATGGCGGTCGACCGCACGGGACCATTACCCATAACCGCCGATAACCATGAAACGGAGACGAAATGAGCGACAACACCTACCATGTCGTGGACGTGGACCTGACCGACGCGGAGGAGCTCAAGCCCGACGTGCACCTCGAGGTCGCCGGAGTGAAACTCGACCTGCCGAACCTCAACAACGCGGAACTGCCCATCGAACTCGTGCAGACCATCCTCCTGGTCAAGAGCAGGCCGACGCTCTCCGACGAGGAGACCAGCGCGTGCATGGCCGCGTTCCTCGCGTACTTCCAGGCGATGAAGCCGAACTTCTGGAACGTGCTGCGCAAGACGGAACGTCCGATCGCCTACCTCATCGCCACGGTGAAGGCATGGGCCGAGGAATCCGGACTGGACCCAAAAGCGTTTACCTCGCCCACCTCTGGAACAACCACCGCGCGGCGTTAGCCTACGACTGGATACGCGCGTACAGGCAGGTATACGGGCCCGTACGCTTCCAGGAATGGATCGCGGGAGCCCGCCCGCGAACCGACTGGGGACTCGCATGGGCGTTGACCCGCGAGATCCTCAAGGACCATACGAGCCACTCGTGGATGGCGTTGCAGAACGCCGTCTACGTGCCCGACGGAGCCGAACAGGCCATGTGGCTGACCGCTCCTGAGCAAAAGAAACGCCCATGGTTCGACCACGGGCACGATCCCCTCCGCCAGCCGACACCGACGCACAGCCTCACCCGTCGGCAGCGCGAGGACAGGGAACGGCTCAAAGCCTACTTCCACATCAACGACGACCTCTGATCCCGACCGCCATCGGAATCCCGACACACAGTAAGGAACACGATGGCAGCACAGGACATCGGCGTCGTATACGTCCACGTTGAACCATCCGGCAAAGGATTCGGCAAAAGCATCGAAGGCGACATCGGCGACGCCGTCAGCAAAGCCTCTAGGAAAGGCTCCAACACCCTCATCTCGAAGATCGGCGGCGCGTTCGGCAAGATCGGCAAGGTCGGCACCGGCGCGATCGCCACCATCGCAGGCGGCATCACCGCCCTGGCCGCCAAGGGCGGCTTCACGCGCGCCCTCAACATCGAGAACGCGCAGGCCAAGCTCAAAGGCCTCGGCCACGACAGCGCGAGCGTCACCGAGATCATGAACGACGCGCTCGCATCCGTCAAGGGCACCGCGTTCGGATTGGGTGACGCCGCGACCGTCGCGGCCAGCCTGTCAGCATCCGGCATCAAGGAAGGCGACCAGCTCACCAAGGTGCTCAAGACCGTCGCCGACACCGCGCAGATCAGCGGCCGTAGCCTGACCGACATCGGCACGATCTTCGGATCGGTCGCCGCGCGAGGAAAACTCCAGGGCGACGACATGCTCCAGCTCATGTCGAGCGGCATCCCGGTCCTCCAGATGCTCGGCAAGCACCTGAACAAGACCAGCGCCGAAGTTTCCGACATGGTCTCGGACGGCAAGATCGACTTCCAGACCTTCGCCGACGCCATGCAGGAAGGATTGGGCGGCGCCGCCCAGAGCGCCGGCACCACGTTCGCCGGCGCCCTGGCCAACGTGAAGGCCGCGTTGAGCCGACTCGGCGAGACCGCGGCCACGCCGGTCCTCAACGGACTGCGCGGACTGTTCAACCAGGCCATACCGCTCATCGACGCGTTCACCGCGGCGGTGTCCCCGACTTTGGAGAAGGTCGGCGCGGGATTGCAGAAGGGATTGGAACAGGCCATCCCCACGGCCGCCGCCTTCTTCGACAAGCTCGGCAAAAGCCAGACCGTCCAACAGTTCGCCTCCTATCTCGCTTCCCTCAAGGACGATCTGAAGGAACTCGGCTCATCCCTGTCGGGAGCTGCCGGAGCCGTCTGGAACGTCATCTACGAACCGCTCTCCGAACTCTACAATCAGGCGAAAGGACAATTGCCCGCAATTGCTGACGGATTCAAAATACTCCTGCATGCCGTGTCAGGTCTTCTCGACTACGTGTCGGCCCACGCGGACAGCATCATCCCGCTGGCCAAGGGAATCACCGCGTTCATCCTCACCAGCAAAGGCATCAGTGCGGTATCTGCCGGGCTGAAAACAGTTTCCGGTGGACTGAAGGCAATTTCCGCGACTGCCTCCGGTGTGGAGAAGACCGCCACGGCCGCTTTCGACATGATTGGCAAGATCTCCGACGCGGGAAGCGCGGCTGGAGCACTGAAGCAACTCGCCGGCTCGTTCAATATTGTCAAGGCAGCTCAATCGGCGTGGAGCGCGGTGACCAAGGCTGCTACCGCCGTGCAATTGGCATTCAGCGCTGCCTTGGATGCGAATCCGATCGGCATGCTTGTCGTAGCCATCGGCGCGGTCGTGGCCGCGCTGACATGGTTCTTCACCCAAACCGAAACGGGCAAACGACTCTGGAACAGCTTCGCCACATGGTTCATGGGAATCTGGAACCAGATCAGCACCGCATGCCGGCCAATCCTGCAAGCCGTCGCCACATTCATCACCCAGACCATGAGCCAAATCCAACAAATCTGGCAAACCGGATGGACACTCATCACCACCGTCCTCCAAAACGTCTGGAACACAATCGGCCCCATCATCATGACCGCACTCACCGCGATCATCACCGGCATCCAAACATTCATCGCCACCATCACACCACTCCTGCAAGCCGGAATACAGAACATCCAAACCATCTTCCAAACCGCCACCACCATCATCAGCACGGTCTGGAACGGACTCTGGAACACCATAACCACCGTCGTACAAGGCACATGGACCATCATCACCACAATCATCAGCACCGCACTCGCCGTCATCCAAGGCATCATCCAACTGGCGCTCGCGGTCGTCAACGGGAACTGGAGCGCCGCGTGGTCGGCCATCCAGGGCATCGCGTCGGCAGTGTGGGGCGGCATCCAAGGCGTCGTTTCCGCGGGAGTCGGCATGGTCAGTGGCGTGGTATCCGCCGCATGCTCGACCATCCGAAGCGTGTGGGCCGCGTTGTGGAATGGCGTCGGAAGCATTGTGTCGAGCGTCTGGGGCGGCATCGTCGGCACCGTAAGCAACATGGTTGGCCGTGTCGGGAGTGTCGTGAGCGGGATTGGCGGAACCGTCCGGAGCGCGGTGTCCGGCGCGGGAAGCTGGCTGGTGGATGCTGGCCGCAACATCATCCAGGGATTGATCAACGGCATCACAGGAATGGTCGGCTCGTTGTATTCCAGCATCACCAACGCGTTGTCGGGCTTGGTGGACAAGGCCAAGAACGCTTTGGGTATCCATTCCCCGTCGCGTGTGTTCCGCGACGAGGTCGGCGTGATGGTCGGACGTGGCATGGCATTGGGCATCGACGATTCCGCGCATGTGGTCAGCCGTTCCATGGATTCGCTCGTCTCCACGATGAGCCTCTCTGACGCGGACTGGTCGAAGACCGGCAGGCTGAACGTCACCACGGACACGCCATCGGATTCCGACAGGCTCCTGGAAAGCATCGTCGGCAGGATGGATGCATTGATCGAAACCGTTGAAGAGGCATTGTCCGATGATCGACCGTTCACCCAACGTGACTTTGCGAGACTCGTAAGGAGCGTGGCATGAGAACTCTGAGCTACGTGTGTGGCGAGACAGGCGAATCCATTGGGTTCGAGGGGCCGTTGTACGGAGAGACGCTCACCGGACTGCGTGGCCGCGCATGGGATTACAGACTCACCTCGCGTGGTCTGACCGGCGTCACCCGCAAGACACGCGAAACGAACGTCACAGTGAGGATCCATGATTCGCCGGCCACGCTCGACCTGCTGCGCCGTCTCGCTGACGCCGACATGGCAGCCGGCACGCCCGGCACGCTCGTCGCCGACAGTGAATGGGAGACCAGGGCGTGGATCCCGAAAAGCGAGCCGCAGACCATCACGCCCACGATGGTCGAGACGCAGCTTGCCGTCGCGCTCCTGGATGGCGTATGGCGGAGGGAGACCACCACGCATCACGATCCGCGAACCGACGCCGGCAGCGGACTTGACTATCCGCACGACTATCCGCACGACTACGGCGGCATGAGCATTCTAGACACCGTGGCCAACACGAGCGGCATGCCGCAGCCGATACGCCTCACGATCTTCGGCCCATGCGTCAACCCGTACGTCATCATCGGCCCCAACCGGTACGAGGTCGACGCGACCATTCCGGCCGGCAGCAGACTCGAAATCGACGGCACCGCTGACGCCAGGACCGTCATCATGATCTCCGACACCGGCCTGCGCACGAACCTCTTCGCCAAGGCCGTGCGCGGCACCGGACGCGGATCCGGCACCTACATCTTCGAACCGCTTCCCCACGGCACGAGCACGATCAGCTGGGCTGGCGGATTCAAATTCGACCTGACCGCCATCGAAGAGAGGAGCGAACCGCCATGGATCTGATCGTCACCGACACGAACGGCACGCCGTCCGGCTCGTACGCCTCATGGACGCTCGACCTGGCATACGGGTCGGGGGAGAACGACTTCGACCTCCAATGCCCGGCATGCCTGGAACCAGGCTGCCGATGGTGGGTCGACGGCACCGGCTGGGGCGGCATCGTCGACGACGTGAAGACCAGCGTCACCGGCGGCGAGGGCGAGCTCATCTACCACGGTCGCGACTGGCACGGCCTGCTCGCCTCGAAGATCCTCGAACCCGACAAGGGCAAGGACTACCTGACCATGGGCGGCACGATCGGCACGCTCCTGCGCACCGTCATCTCCCGTATCGGACTGCAGGACATCTTCAACGTCACGGAAGGCACGTCCAAAACCGCACGCTGGCAGTTCGACCGGTACTGCGACGCGTGGAGCGGCCTGTCCAAGATGCTGCGCGCATCAGGACTGCGGCTGCGCATCACCGCAGCGCAGAACGGCGTGACAGTCGACGCGCCGCCGATCACGGCCGCCGGCGACCTCATCGACTCCGACCTCATCGACTTCGACGCGACCCTCGCCTCGCATCCGATCAACCACCTGATCTGCCTCGGCAAGGGCGAACTCAAGGACAGGATCGTCGTCCACTGGTACGCCGACCAGAAAGGCACGCTCAGCCACACGCAGACCATCAAAGGCGCGGACGAGCGCACAAGCGTCTACGAGCTCAGCAACGCCGACGCCGCCGAACTCGAGACCAAAGGCAAGACAAAGCTCCAGGAGCTGCGAGATACAGGCAGCATCGACGTGGATGTGGAATCCGACGGCATCGACCTCGACGTGGGCGATACCGTGACCGGCCGCGACAACACCACCGGCATCAAGGTCACCGCCGAAATCACCAAAAAAATCATCAAAATCGAAGACGGCATCCCGACCGTAACCTACGAGGCGACCACCGCATCCACGGAATCGACCGGCGAGACCGGCGGCGGTGGATCAAGCTCCGGAGACGGCCACGCCTACTACGCCGGCAGCGGCCTCACCCTCTCCAACTGGACGTTCAGCGCCGATGTGACCGCCGCCGACCTCGAAACGGTCCGCAAAACCGCCACCGAAGCCAACAAGGCCGCATCCGACGCCGCGGCCGAAATCGGAGGCGCCAGAGACCTCGCCAAACAGGCCGGTGTAAAAGCCGACACGGCCACCACCACGGCGCAGAACGCGTTGGCCGCGGCACAGGCGCGAATCTTGGACATCACTGCATCGACTCCAGTCACAGTGACCCGCACCGACGAGACGGCTGCCATCACCGTCGCACAGGCCACATCATCGGCGGACGGGCTCCTCGCCGCCACAGACAAGAAGAAGCTCGACGGCATCCAGTCCGGCGCGAACAAGTACACGCTGCCAGTGGCATCCGCCGCCGCCCTCGGCGGCGTCAAACCCGATGGCACGACCATCACCATCGGCCCGGACGGCACCATCACCGCGCAATCCAGCGCGACAGCGGCATCCTTCCTCGCCGCACACCCAATCGGCTCGCTCTACTGGTGCGTCGCCGGAGACCCCAACGACCATGGCGGCACATGGAAGGAAATCCACACCATCATCGGCGGACACGTCTGGCAAAGACTCGCCTGAAAGGAACATCATGGCAAAAACCACGAACATCACCAAATACACATGCGACCGCTGCCACGACAGCGCATACCTCACCGACGGAGATCCGCGCACGTCGAGCGACTGGCACCAGATCAAACACACCACCGCGGACGGAGTGACGCAGGAGGCACTGGCATGCACCTCATGCCAGCAGGAATTCAAGAAACTCGCCGCCACGCAGGACGCGGCCTACACGGCATGGCTTACCGAGGGAAAGGACTGACATGACCACCACGCTCATCACAGGCAAGGGCGGCACACCGCACATCACCAGCGGCGACATGGGCGCCATGCAGGCCGGAATCATCGGCAATGGCAGCTACCTGCTGCAGGGCAGCGACGGCACTTTCCCTACGGTGACCATGCAGGATGCGAATCACGCGCTGATCCCCGTCCTCAACCTCGTGGTCGAAGGACGATACGCGCGCGTCACCGAGGCCGAGACCGCGACCATCGAAAGCGGTATGAGCGGCCGGAACCGCAACGACCTCGTCTGCCTCAAATACACGCGGAACGGTCAGAACATCGAGACCGCTGCCATCGCCGTGCTCAAAGGCACGCCAAACACCGGAACGGCCGCCGACCCGACCGTCCCGTCGGGCAGCATCCACTCGGCCTCCGGCACGGCGTGGATCCCGATCGCCCGCATCCCGATCAGCGGGATCACGCCCGGCACGCCGGTCATGCTCATCAAACAGCTGCCTCCCATGTCGAAGCTGTGGGATTCCGTAACCCAAAAATGGAAGGTACCGTATTCAACTGGTCGAATCATCTTCCGCAGGAGCAGCAATGTCGTGACGATCAACGGAAACGTGAAATTCGACAATAGCGGACAGAACAATTACACGAGTCTGCCTGACAAGGTGCCGGATGGGTTTCGACCGGTTGACGGGCAGAGCATCATCGTTTTCCCGCAATGCGCGTTCTCGCTGCTCGTGGATGTTGATGGTTCGATTCAAGCGTTGGGTGACCCGAAAGCGGCTTACTCCACGGCGCACGGCTGCTGGATGGCGGCCTAGACGAATGCTATTCAGTCAGCCATACACCTTGCCACAGGTAATGGTGTCCTACAATCATTGTTCCGAACATGCTGATTCGCCCATCGGGATGAATCAACGCTGATGCAACGTCACCACCATGACTGACCGAAGTCATGATTGCGTCATTTGACGATGGTCTGAATCCATTCGCAATGGTCTCATTAGCGGCCAAATCGTAAACATTATTCAACGTGGATATTGGACTTGCGCTGACTGTCGCAATCACAAGCCCATTGCGTTTTTGCAATCGCATGACATTGCCAAAAAACGGGAAAGGCTGCCGTTCAAGGGTTACGGAATCCCTTACCGCATGATTGCCTTCTCCCACAGTTTCTGCGCGTCTTTGAGCACTGTCACGTCCGGCCGTAAGTAATAGCGGGCCGTGGTCTCGATGCTCGAATGTCCCAGAGCGCGGCTCACGACGGCCACATCCACTCCGGCAGTCAAAGCGCTCGTCGCCCACGAGTGACGCAGGTTCTCCTTGGGCACGAAAGGGAGACGCTGCTCACGGCACCATCGCCTGTAGCGGCGGTCCACCTGCCCGGGATTCAGGCCGCCGACAAGCCTGCCAGACCCGCCGTGGCGGATCAACCGCAGACGAAGCACTGCGAATCGGGGGAGCACGAGCTCCCTAGCTGACAGATCGGTCTTCGGCTCGACAACGACCTCGTGGCCGGATAGCCATTGCACACCGCGCCGGATTCGTACCATTCCGCTGCGCAGGTCGATGTCCGACCATTCGAGACCGAGCGCCTCCTCAGGCCTGAGCCCCAGCGTTACACTGCAGATGAGCCATGCCTCGAGCTCATGTCCCCAGAAGCCGCGCAGCAGCGCAGCGATCTGCCGTGCGTCGAGCACGCGTGGCTGGTGATCCGTCCTCTTCGGTCCCCTGACGCGCGTGGTCACGTCCACACTGCTCATGCCCCACCTGAATGCCTTGCGGAGCATGGTGCGAAGAACGCCCCATGCCTTGCGCGCCGCGCCGCGCGGCATGCCGGCCATCCACGTCTCGATCATGCCGGCAGTGATCGAATCGATCTCAAGCCCGCCGAAAGCGTCCACGATATGGCATCGCCACGCGCTCTCATATCCGACCATGGTGCATTCCCTCAAATTCGCGCATGACGGCAGCCACACCTCGTCATGGAAAACGGACAACAGCATCTTTTAACCTCCAAATCCCACACGTCGTCGCGGCCAATCCGCGACGATCGCCGTGTGGGATTCCAAGCCTAGAAAAGAGGCCCGCATGCAACTGCTCGATCAGATCGTCGCATGGCTCGTGCCCGCCATGTGCGGCGGTGCGGTCACGCTCGCCGCCGTGGCGGCGAGGTACGGGCGTGCGGTGATCCACGGGCTGCGCGTCCTGCTCCGCGCCGAGATCATCCGGATCCATCGCGAATACGTGCAGTCCGGCCGACCGATACCCGTCGAGGTGATGGACGAGGCCGACGACGCGTACGACGCGTACAGCGCGCTCGGCGGCAATGGGACGGGAACGAAGATGCACGACGAGATCATGGCCGCGCACAACGGCCCGAGAAAGGAGAAGCCATGACATTGGTGCATTTCCACCTGACGGACGCGGAGGGCTCCGGCCTTTCCGGCGGCGTGAGCCTGGTGCCCACGCGCCGTGTGACGGTGCGTGACGCGATCCGTCTGCCGGTCGCGCAGACGGTGAGGCTCGATGCCGGCGAGGCCGTCGCGGAGGTGATGCCCTCGACCACCCAGTGGGTATGGAGGGTGAGCGAGCTGATGGCGGGCGGTGCCGTGCGATATGTGGAGGTGCCGTTCTCCGCCATGCAGGTCGAGTACGCCGGGCTGGTGGACGTGGATCCCAAGACCCTGGACCGATCCTCGGAGACCGTTGCCGCGTGGGAGACCGTGACCCGAGCCGCCCAGTCCGCCCTGGACCAGATCGAATCGATCGACGACAAAGTGACCCGCGCCGAACGGTCCGCGCAGGCCGCGAAGGCCAGCGAAGGCGTGGCAGGGCAGGAGAGCGCGAAGGCGTCCGACGCGGCCGCGAAGGCACTCGCATCGCAGACGGCGGCGGCATCCAGCGCCAGTCTCGCGCACGAAGCCGAGACCACGGCCAATGGTCTGATCGGCGAGGCCAAGACCATCGCCGGTCAGCTCACCGAAACCGCCGGACAGGTCAAGCAGGATGCGGCCACGACATCCCAAGCGGCGCAGACCGCCACCGTCAAGGCCGCTGCCGCCGCTACCGCTCAGGATAGAGCGCAAACGGCGAGGCAGGCCGCGGAGACGGCCATGAGGGCCGCGACCGAGCAGGCTACTGCGGCTGGTGAGAGCGCCAGTGCGGCGAATGCAAGTGAGACCGCTGCCGCGAAGTCGGCCGAGAGCGCGGCGCAGTCGCAGTCGGCTGCGGCGGCATCCGAATCAAATGCCGCCCGAGCCGCTCAATCCGCGTCCGGCTCGGCCGAGAAGGCGAAGGCCAGCGAGACTGCCGCCGATGCCAGCGCGGCAAGCGCGAAGACGGATGCCCAGGCGGCTAGTGGGTCTGCACGGGAAGCCAGCGGGAAGGCAGCCGGGGCCGCGGCCAGTGCGACCAACGCGAAGGCGTCCGAATCGGCCGCGAAGCCC